CTCGCTGTCGATATAGACAGTCCTGCCGTCGTTGGTCTTGGTAAATTGCAGCCACCGCGAATTCTCAGCAGCAGAGAGTGCCAACGCTAGCGACACAGTAACAATCACAAACAGATAAATGCGTTTCATAAAATCTCCTTATTCTTCGAACTCCCCAACGCGGAACGGAACGTACTCTGTGATCGGCCGATCGCTGTTCGGATTCGCCACTCTGCGCTTGGTGATGATGATCGGCGATCCGGCGACGTAACCGCGAGACTTCAGGCGAGCGTTCAGCAGAGCGCCCGCGGTATCGGTCAGGTAAAACATCCCCTCGTCCGCGCAGAACATGTACTGAACCGTGTCACCGGGCCAGCGGTCGTACCACCGGGAAACGATCAGCTTCCCGGCCGTAAAACGGAGATGGACGAGCGTTGGCTCGTCCACCTCGAATTCGATCTTAGGCCACATTGCGCGAACCTCCTTTGTCGCTCTCGTCATTCCGGCGTTTGATCCAATCGGGAACAGGCCAAAGAATACAAATAGCGACGAGGTCCAAAATCCACTTAGGAGCTTCGCTGACCATCTTGCAAGCGATAAACGCGATAGCGATCCAGCGAACGGCTGTCCAGAGCTTTTTAAGCCGCATTGCGTCCTCCTGAAGACTTCGACACATTGATAAAGGCGCTGAGAAATATCGAGCGGACGTCTTCCGTCTTGATCAAGCCTTCATGTCGCGTGGAATGCCTGAGGACGGCGGCATAGGCGTCGATCAGAGCATTGGACTGCTGGACGAGGTAAGCGGCCCAGGCCGGCTGTTCGGCTGGTTGAGCGGTCGTTGCGCGAGCAGCGGCCTTGCGGGCCTCTACGAGCTTGATCGAGGCGGCGAGCTGCGTCTCCAGCTCACTCGGCGGCGCAGGAGCGGGTTCCTCGATCGAGTGGACGGTGACCGCAACCTGCCACTGCGTGCGCTGGGACGGTCCGGAGCCGGTCTGGGCCTTGGTGATCTCGACCGGATCGCCGGCCTTGACGCCTAAAGCGCGGAACTGATCGGCGAGAATCCCGCCGACTTTATCGGACACGTAGAACGTGCCTTCGGCCGCGGTGAACATGTGCTGCATGCCGCCGAACTGCGATTCGACCGGCTTTCCTTCCAGGCTCCGCATGTGCAGAGCCTGGGCGATGTTAGTTGAGAAGCGGATGATTGCCATTAGTTGAGTTCCTCCTGGGGAATGCAAGTGTGATCGCAGCCGTCGCAGACGTGCATGTCGCACGTCGCGCAGTAGGCAGTGTCGGTCGAGCGCTCGCCGCAGTTGTCGCAGACGCGGCCGCGGCCTTCGGTGAAGAGTCCGGAGAGCATTAGCGGGCCTCCGTGGGGAAATGGAGAAACGCCTGCTTGCAGCGGTCGCTGCAATAGAGGGAATCCCAGCGGGCAGCTTTGGACTTGCAGTTGATGCAGATGGTGAATTGGTTCTGAGCGGGCCAGACTTTGCACATCATGCCGGCCGCAACGTCACGGAGCTTCGTCGAGCCGATAACGAGGACATCCTTGGCGCGGATGTCGCCCAGCTCGTCGAAACCGAATGCGAGGTGATTTACTTCAGTGAGGGTCGCGGCGGGCTTCGCCTTGACCGTTTTGCGTTGGCCTTGATACTCGACTACGAAGTACATGTTTAAATCCTTTCGCGCTTTAAAGCCTCGCGGCTGAACTACTCTTTCAGTATGCATTCTTATCGCTAGGCAAGCAAGCAAAAAGCTTTGTATTTCACCCCATTGTTGCCAATCGATAGGTAAGCTATACTTGAGGCGATGAGTGAAACCCAGTTCTACGTCCTATGCGCCATCCCGCTGGTCGGCATCCTCCTGAACGGAGGTTTATTTATCTACCTAGGTGGTCGCGTGGACGGTGTAATCAAGCAAGTCGGGGAGCTGGCGGCGCGGGTGGCCGTGCTGGAGGACCGCCATGCGCGCTAAACGCAAGAACGCCGCGGCGGTTGCGCTCGCCAAGCGCCGAATGATCAAGATGACGCCAGAGGACCGGCGCCGAGTCGCGCTTACCGGCGCCTCAGTCGGCGGCGCAGCTCGCGCTAAGAAGCTCTCGCCGGCAAAGCGCAAGGCGATCGCCAAGGCCGCGGCTGCGGCCAGATGGGGGAAGAAGAAATGATCGACTACGAATTCACAATCCGCCGCCTGGAACGCGAGCTGGCGCACGTCCGCGAGATGCAGCAGATCGACCAGGCGCACATCGACGCGCATGATCGATCCATGGAAGGGGCATCAGCCAATATCAGCCGCATCGATGAAAGGCTGGACCGGATTACCGCAACCCTGGACCGGATCGCGTTGCAGCACGCCGAGACAGAGGTAATGATGACGAAAAACGCCGCTCTGATCCAGGAGCTGATCAATGCCATCATTCAGGGCCGTACCGACGGGAAGAGCGGACAATGAAACGCCCTGAGTCACTGAAGGCTCGTGCCGAGAAAATGCGGGCCGGCTGGGAAGAAAACATGCGTCAAGCCGCCAAGGACCAGGACGCTCAAAAATGGCGCCAGCATTGCGATTGGGTCTACGCTCTGGATTGCTTATTGTGCGACCGGGAGAATGACCCTGGTCAACGAATTCCGTTCGAGTATCCGATCGCCAAAATGATCTACCACGAAACGGATGAGCAATGATCCTGTTGCCGCCTGATCATCCTGACGCGCCCAAGTACTGGATGTATGAAATCGGCGGCAAGCTACGGTCGGCGGTTACGGCGTATATCAACGGTGAGAAGCTGGACCGCCGGCAATTGGGCTTAATCAAGGCATACTTGCGCCAATGGGTGAACAGTCCGGTATGGGGCGAGAATGATGAGCTGAAGCTGCTGCGTGCCAATGTTGCCACGATTGAAACGCACGCACATATTGACTACTGCGTCGAGATCGCAACAGCATTGGGCATGGATCCACTACGAGAATCGTCATCCGAGGATACGGTGACGGACGGCTGGTGCTGGGGCCCGTCGAAATTGAAAACGAAGGAAAGCTAGGAGACATCGATCCGATCGCTCAACAACATGCGGAATTGCTCATGCGCTACGAGCGATGGATGATTGAGATCGAATGGATCGATGAGGCCGACCCGCTTCAGAGGTTCACCAGGTTCGGGACAGATACTTCGCGGATGATCTGTCCGGTCGAGTTCAGGAAGCCGTTATGAAGTGGAACAGCCTGGAACGGACACGCGTACTCGCTTACGGCCTGATGGCAGGCGACGTCATCCTCGCCGCGGCCATGGTCTACCGGCGCGAGTGGGCGAACGCCTTCGCGACCGTTGTCTGGATCGCGAATGTCGCGGTCTGGCTCAGGTTGATCCGTCACATGCAGGAGCAACGCGAGCGGATGCGCGCCTGGACGCTCGATCTGATGCACAAATTACGGCCTCAACCGCCTCAATCTAAAAGCGTTAATCCGAATTGAACGCCTGTCAGACAAGGCCAAAAGTGTCGGAAAAAGGGTGCTTTTGGACATCGTTCGGGCTTTGCTCGCTCTCGCAAGTATCTTTATTTCCCGCATTTACCAGTTCGTCCGAGATGGTTGTAGTTCTCTGACGGCCCTGCCGCGAGAAGCGTTTGAACGTAGAATCAATCAGTTAGCCGTCCCTCTTTGAGATGCATTTTCTGACAGGAGTTTACGGCGTCAGGCCGCGATTGCGGCTCTGACGATCTTGTGGACCTTGTCGCGATTGAGCTTCAGGGCCGCAGAGATCGCACGAATGGATTTGCCGCGCAGATGCAGTTCCAGAACCTTATTGCGATCGCAGACGAGCGCCTTGCGCCCGCAGTGCACGCCGCGGCGCTTGGCCGCGGCCATGCCGGCCTTGACGCGCTCGACGATCATGGCACGCTCGAATTCAGCGAATGCGACCATGATCGTCATGAGGAGCTTTGAGGCCGGATTCTGTTGGTCCGTGTCAACGGCCTGTGTTATACACATAAACCTGACTCCCCACGCTTCCAAATCCTGAAGGTGTTCAACAAAGTTGGCTACGGAGCGGCCGAAACGGTCGATCTTCCAGACGATGATGCAGTCGAACATGTGCTTGCGTGCGTCCCGCATGAGCCTGGCGAGCTGCGGCCGGTCCTTCTTGGCTCCAGACCATCCGGTATCAACGTACTCGGCATATATGGGCCATCCGCGCCGTTCGCAGTACGCTTTCATCTCATCGAGCTGAAGCTCGCACTTTTGATCCTCAGTCGAGACGCGGGCATATAGGGCGCAAAGAGGCATGCTGTTTGTCATGCTCTCCACCTTGTCACATAATCGATGGTGCGGCGGTAGATCTGGGCGAACTGCTTGGGCGTCCAGCTCCACTCGTCGTCGTCGAAGATGTGCGCGAACAGGACATCACCCTGCCGGCGGTAGACCGAGTCGCCTGTGAGCTTGTACAGGAAGCCCCACGCATTGAGCATCAAGCCGTTGAGAGACGTGTACGTCGTTTCCTCGTTGTGCCAGGCGTCGTATTCGACGCGCCCGGTCTGGGCGTCGACGGCATTCTGCCACAGCCACTCGCACGTCGCCGCGATCGCCTGCGGGATGCGGTCGTCAGGGTCCATGTCGTAGCAGTCGATGAGCGTCTGCATCGCCAGGCCGAAGAAGAACGGCTCGCACACCATGCCGCTGTCGCGGCCGAACTTCTGGACGCACAAGAGATTGAACTGCCCCAGAAGAAAAGCAACGCCGTGATTGAGCAGGTTGCCGTCTCCCTCGTTCACGTATTCGAGCTCGCGCCAGACGTCGGTCGCATACGCCGTCTCGCGCATCAGAGCGGGATCGGTGTCGCCGGCCGAAGACACGTAGGCTCCGGTTTGAGTGAGCTTGAGCGCGTCGAGCCAGCGGGTGTCCTGCGTGCGCTCGTATGTCTGGCGCAATCCCCGCGGAAAGAGCTTGTATGCGGCCGGCCCTCCCTGGCTCTGCGCCGCGAGCAGATACTCCTCGTAACGCCGCGCCGACTCGAGCGCGACGTAGGCATACCGGTTCGACCTGTGGATGTAATCGCCGACCTGCCAGTAAGTGCTCGCAACGTCGTAGTACCAGTTCGTCTCGCCTTGCGTGTTGCCGCGGTCCAGAATGATCGGCTCCCATTTGTCGGCGAGCTGGATCATGTGCTCTTCCCAGGGCGCCACGCCTGGAATTTCGGGATTCGAGTACCAGACCGGGAGCGGACGCTGCGAGACGAATACCGGAAGGTCGATGGTCTGTGTGTACGCTTCGTCGAAACTGGCCGCGGTATTCACAGTCGTCGCCAGCGTGAACCGGAACGTATAATCGCCCGGATCAAGATCGGCTGCGGGAAGATCGAGATGCACGAACAGCGGAGTGTAGGGAACCCAAGGTTTGCCGCCGATCCCCGGATAGCCGAAGTGTGTCCCTCTCTGATAACTGATCTCGAAGATGCAGTTCTCTACGGCCGCTTCGGTGAAATCGAGGATCGCGGCGTCTAGAAGATACGTGCAGTAGGCTTCCGCGGCCGGCAGTCCGTCCGCGTTTCCGTTGACCGTCGCGTACAGTTCCGTGCCGGTCACGATGCGGTTAGGCGCAAATGCGACGTAAGGCATGTGGTCTCTCCGAACGGTTACAATGGAAGGCTATGGCACGTCCGAATCTCACGCATGACGAGGTCGACCACCTGCTCGAGGCTATGAGCGGGATGCCGCTCGACAATTGCGACGATCCCGAGCTCGTTGCCGAGAACGAGCGTCTCGCCGAGCGGTTCTGGGAAGACATCGACTACAAGCCTGCCGAAGAGTAGCCGGTCAGGTCGTGGATCACGCCGGCCATCTTCGGATCCCGCGCGAGCTTCTGCTTCACCAGCGTTTCGAAATTCTCGCCACCCTGTCCCGGTAGACCTTCGGTGTCTTTGATGGCCTTCCAGATCGCGGCCTGAAGCTGCCGCGGCTCCATGCCGTTCTTGTTGGCGATCTGGGTGAGCATGTAGTCCATGAACTTGTACTGGCCTTCGGTGACGCCCTTGCGGAATCCCATGGCTCTCGCGATCCAGCGGTCCACCGTCACCGGGACCGGGTCGCCGTAGAGGTTCTTGCGGAAGCTCGAGACTTTCAACTCGCCGAACTGGCGCCCGGCAGCGGCATTGTCGAGATTGGTGATGACGTCGCCTAAAAAGCCTTTAAACGGCTGGCCGAGTTTCCACTGCGTGTATGCCTTGAGAGCGAGCGCGACGTTCGCCTTGACCGTCGAGTTCGGACTGGTCGCCGCCAGGAAGTCGACCATCATGGTCGCGTCGGGTCCGAAGATCTTTTTCAGTTCCGACATGGTGTCGCGATACCAGTCCGCGCCGGCTTTTCCCTGCCGGTAGAGCTCGAGAAGCTTTTTGGTGTCGGGCAGAAGATTCGCCGTCGTATTGATGTGCCTCGCGAAGATCTTCTGCGCCTTGTCGAACAGATCGCGAAGCTGCGGCCTGATCTGGTCGGCCGCGGCCGGTCCGGCATCGGCGAGCATCTCTTTAGACCATTTCGTAAAGTCCGTCACGCCTTTGGCGAGCTTGGCCGCGCCCCAGATCGCCATGTCCGCCATGTCTTCGACCGGGACGCCGGCATTCAGCCTCGTTCCGTTGAACGTGCCGCGCTTCCGCATCCGGTCCATGGCGTCATCGGCCGCTTTGCCGAGCGTGTCGGAGACGCGCTCAAGCCCGCTTGACCGTGCCGCATCAGCCGATTCGGCGACCTGCTGCGCGGCCACCGGTTCGACGGCTTCGGCCGCGGCTCCGGATGGACCGGGAGGACCAGGCGCCGCGCCGGCCGGGGCGGTTGCCGACAGTCCCCCCCCGCGCAATTGCTGCACGCGGTCAAGGATCTGCGGCAATTCGCCTGGTGCGGGCCTGGCGAGTCCCTGGCTGCGCGCGAGCTCCTCGAGCCAGAGCTGCGCTTCGGGATTGGTCGTGATGGTCGCCAAGTGTTCCGTAGGAATATCGCCCTTGGCGAGCTGTTGGGCGAGCGTCTCGATGCGTGCCTCTGATGCCGTGGGGCCACGCGCGCCCGCTTCCTGTGGCGCGGCCGCGTGCTCAGGCATCATTCGGGCGAGCTCTTCGGCCGGCGACACTGCTGCCGGCGGCGGCGCCGTCACGGAGGATGCCGGAGTTGGCGCCGCCGTCGGTGCCGCTTCCGGAGTGCCTCCCCCAGAAGTCCCCTCCGGTACGGGAGCTTGCGCGCGTCCCATCCCACGCTTCGCTTCAAACTGAGACACGGCTTCTGCCGGCGTTGCCGGCATTCTATTCTGCGCTTCGACGTTCGTGCGAACCTGCGCGATATCTTCGGGCGTCGGCGCGGTCCCGGCTGGGCTGCCGGCTCCCTGCGCGACGAGCTGCCAGTCGTGAGGGTCGAGTTTATCGATGTCGGCCGGCGTGACGTCGAAGTTCCGGACGAGGAAGTCGGCCATGCGGTCGGGCCGCGTGGTCGCCTCGAGCTGCGCGGCGATCTCGGCGTCCGGCCGTCTTGCAGGCGCTTGGGGCGCTGCGGGCTGAGGGGGGATCTCTGGGACCGCGGCCGGTGCTTCGGGCGCTTGTGGAGCCGCCGCAGGCTCAGGAGCGGGCGTTTGGGCCAGTGTCTCCGCCGCGGCGGCCTGTTGGGCCTGGGTCTGGCGGGATGGCGGACGTCCGGTTTCTTCCTGAACGAGATCCCGAGGCGTCAGCGTAGGTTCCGGTGCCGCCGCAGCGGAAGGTACGATTTCGGCCGGTGCTGCCGGTTCCGCAGCCGGACGCCATACCCAAGCTCGACGGGTCGGATCCCATGTAACACCTTGCAATGGACCGGTGAGGGTTTCACCGGGGCGTGGCTCGACTTCCGGATATTGCGCCGGTACGGCCCGCACGAAGCTCGTATCTTCCGGGGGCGGAGTGATGATACTGGTTGCGGCCGGCAACTGTCGTGAAACTGGAATCACTTCAGGAGTCAGCGCGGCGGCTTCCGGGACTGCCTCAGCCGCGGCGCGTTCGGCGAGTGCCTGGCGAGCGCCGCGAACAGCGCCGATGACAACCGGGGCGGCAGCTCCCACGGCGGCTCCGACCGGTTTCGGCACACCGGCAAAATGAGCCGCCAGCGCGCCCTCCGCCCCGGTAATGATCGGCTGCGGAACCGGGATATCCAGACCGAATTTCTTGAGCGGTAGCGTCTTGGTAGCCGCTTCGAATGCGCCGGATACTCCACCCCTGACGGCCGGTCCAGCGTGGCTGACAGCTTCCGCGGCCTCCCCGAGTTTGGCGACAGTTGCTCCGCGGGCTTCCGGACTGCCTGCTAGAATCGACGTGCCGATGCCGGTCAGGTGTCCGAGGGCGCCCGCGTAATCTCCACTGTTGTAGGCATCCGCCATGTTGCGGATTGCCCCCCCGAAGAAAGGAACCGCGTAGTAAAGCGAATTGGCAAACCCGTTTATGTCTCCTTGCGATAGTGCGTCGAATCCTTTCTGCACCTCGCCGGATATACGGCCCGGTTCATGGGCCAATCCCATCAGCAGACCTTTTCCTGCACTGACGAACTGTCTTTCGGCGTCATAATCGGGATTGCCCACAAACCGTCCGAGAGCGGCGCGCGTTCCGCCCCCGATCAGATTTTCGATTCCCTCCAATCCGCTCGACTGCCCGAAAGCTGTACCGAAACGCGAAAGAGCCGAGGGTTGCGGACCGGCCGGCGGCGCGGCCGGCGCCGGCTGGAAGTTCGCTACTGCGATCGGAGCCGCCGGCTGAGGCGCAACGGGACCAGGCTGGAGAGCTTGCGGACGAGCATTGATGATCTGCGCGATCATCTGCGGCGTGACGTCGATGTCTTCGCCGCCGGCAAGACGCGAAAGGAGATCCTGTCCATCAGCTCCGGCCGGTGCGCCCGCGAGAGCGTCTGTCGGAGCTGCGGAACGGCTGGCGCTTCCGATTGCCAGGGGCGGGTTTGCGCTCGCGGTTATCGCCGATACGTCATACGGCCCGGATGCCTGCCAGCTCGCGCTGCTGTTCGCGCCGTACTTGCGCAGAAGGTGAAGAGCGTTTACGTCCTGCACCCATCGGGGGGCCTGCCGCGCTGTCGCATATTGCGGCACACCTGTCGCATCCGAGGTGTCGCGCCAGGTGCTGTTAATGAACTGATAGGCTCCGGAGGCCGTCGGATGTGGATTATCAGATGTCGGTTTTGGAGGAAGGGCGGCGTAATTGGCGCTCGATTCGCGGCGGCGGATCTCGGCGAGGAGTGCCGACTCCTGTGGCGATGGGTTGAAGAATGCGGAAATGGGAGTGGATGTCGCCGGGACGGGAGCGGCCGGCGGGACGGGCGGCGCGACGTCTATGGAACCGCCCGCGGGGGTGAAGCTTGCGACTTCGACATCAGGCAATTGTCACCTTGGGATGATCTGCCCGTCTCGAGTGAGGTACCACGCTGATCCGTCCGTCATCTGATACATCCCGGGGCCTTTTTTCTGGCCCATGATGGCGGTCCGCACGTCCTGAGTAGGCTCGAGGCCTCGATCCGTTCGCGGCCGCGCCTTTCCGCCGAACCGCGCCTTGTCGAGATTGTCGAGCTGGTTCAATGACGTGACCTCCGTGCCGTTCAACGCTCCCTTCAGCATGTCGATATTCATATCGACCCGCGGTCCGCTCTTCTGAAGCTCCTCCATCAGGGCCGGCGTGAGCCTGCCCCCGAACTCGCGCGGCTCCTGCGTAAGTAACAGGCGCATCTGCGTGCGCAGCTCCTGCGCCTTAGCTGCGGCCGCGGGAGATAACGTTCCGGCTGTCCCGATCCTCTGCCCCACGTCCTGAAGGCGCCCCAGGATCGGCCCGATATTGCCCGCAATCTCCGGGTCGTCGAGCGCGGAACGGATATAGTTGACCGCATTGAGAGTCGATCTCGAGGCGACCTCCTGTTCGGACTGCTGGCCGCTCAGAGGTTTGGGGAACGGAAGGCCGTACTTCGCCGTAAGCCCTTGCGCTACGGGAGTGCGAAGAGCCTGCGGAACGTTCTGGACCGCGGTGTCGGGATTCTGTCTGATCTGTTCGACCAGCGAATCGACGGTTCCAGGCCCGAATTCGAGATCGAATTTCTGTTTTTCGATTCCGGTTTTGATGGCTTCATTTACGGCCGTGATATTGTGCTGGCGCTTCGTCTCGGCCGTCGTTAACTGCTCCTGTGGTTTCAAACCGCGGGTAAGAATGTCGGTTGGAGTGGTTGCGCCGGCAAACGCCGCCTGGCGCGCCGCGGGAAGGCCTGCGAGAGCGGTCTGGAGTTGAGCCGGACCCTGCGCCGCGGCGACGGCGAGAGTCTGCGCATCCTGCGCCCGCTGCGCATCCGCCGCGGTCATTCCCGCGGTTGTGGCCTCGGCTTGCGTCCTTTGCAATTCATAAGGAGCCTTCGCAAACTCGATGGCCTTCGATAGCTGATCCATGTGCAGGCGTGCATTGGCGATCTCGTTGGACGCATTCTCCGATGCCGTCATGCCCTGGTTCTGCCACGATTTCCAGATCGGGTCGTTGGGCGAGACCGTCATCAGGCGGCGCCCTTCCTCAGGATTGACGAGGCCTTCTTTCACCGCCGTTGCGATCGCGGTCATCTGCGTTTGTGGATCGACGATGGATCCGGCGAGCTGCGCGACACGCTTTCCCGTGTTCTGAACCTGCGTGAACTGCGCGTTCTGCAGATCGTAGTAGCTCTTGATGGCCTTGGAATAGTTCTCCATCATCTGCGGACCCAGGTTCGGAGCGACCTCGATCCACTTCTGAAAGTCCGGAACCGCGACCTGGCCGGGCGTCTGGATCTCACCGGTCGGCCTCGCGGCGCTGAGCGTGGGCGCGGTCTGAGCCGCTGGCTGCGCGGCCGTCGCCTGATTGAGAAGCTCCTGTGTCGCCAGCGGCGCGGCCGCGAACGCATCGGGAGCGGCTGCGGCCGGCGCGGAAGTGGCCGGCTGGGTGGACGAAGGCGCCGGGGCCTGTGTTGGCTGCTGGCCTGCCTGCTGGCCGAACAGCAACTGGTTGAGACGCTGGCGCTCTTCCCACATCTGCTGCGCCTGCTGCAGCTCGAGCTGCTGCATCTGACCCTGGCGCATCATCTGCTGGAGAGACAGGATCTGTCCCACGTTCTGGAACGGTGTCGGATACTGCGCGGTGACGTTCACCGGCTGCACTGCGAGAGCGATCGAGGGATCGATTGCCATAGAATTACCCGACGAACCCCGGCGTGCTGTAAGGGCTGTTCATGTAAGCCGTCGGTATCGGCAACGTAAAGTTCAAATTCCCATTGCTGCCCCTGATCAGGTTGAGCAGATTCTGCTGGTTGTAAATGTTGCCCGCTCCGATGGCTGCATTTCCGAGGCCGCCCAGCGCGTTCGACCAGGCGTTTGCCGCCCCGACCTGGCCGGCTGCCTGCGCCGCGGCGCCGCCGGTCAGCAGGTTCGACATCTGGCCTGTCGCGGTCATCGCGTTCTGGGCCATCTGCTGGGCCGCGTTGGTGGTGATCGTCCCGCCGTATTGCGTCCCCTGCGTCAGATAGTTGCCGGCGAGGTTCGCGGCGCCGGTCCCCCATCCGCCCGCAAGCTGCCCCGCGTTCATGAGGTTCAGGCCGCTGGCGCCGGCCGCGGCCTGCCCCTGCGCGGCCTGGCCGGAGAGTTGCGCATATAGTTGCTGGTTCTGAGCGAGATAGCGGTTGAATGCGTTGGCGTATTCTCCCGACGCGAGATTCTGCGTCTGTGCCGCGAGAGCCGATGCCGTTCCCCCCCCGAGCGCTCCCCCCCGGGCCGCGGCCGAAGCCTGCAGTGCTTTGTTCGCCTGATCGATGCGGAACTGATAGCCGGGATCCATCGCCTGCATCGTCTGCATAGTAAAGGGCTGCATCAACTGCCCCCCCGGGGCCATCATCTGCGCGAGAGTCTGCGTGGCCTGGTTGCCGGTCTGGAGGTAGGGGTTCAGCAGTGCGTTAGCGCCTTGAGCTGCGTTCTGGATGCCGGTCGAGGCGTTTTGCGCGGCCGTCGTGACTCCCTGGCCGGCCGTCTGCGCGGCGCCGGCCGCCGCGGCCGCGGCGTTCTGAGCCGCGGTCCCGATGGCCGGGTTCACCTGGCCGAGCTGGTTCTGGATCAACTGCATCGCCTGCTGGGCGGCTCGCGCCTGCAGGGCGCCGGCTGAGCTCGCGGCGTTCGATCCCTTGATGCCGCCTGCGATGGAGCCCACTCCACCGACAATGGGTCCTATGAACGGAAGCGCAGCCGCTACTGGCATATAGGCTCCTCGATCGATTCCAGGCCCGTTTCCGCCCCAACGGAAGGCCATTCATCGGGCTTCGACAGTCCCAGGCATAGCTGGTCGCAAAGCACGCCGTTTTTGAGATAGCTCTGGCGATTGCAGCCGTAGATTTTCATGCCGGCCTTGATGGCGAACCGCAGAGCCAGGCGATTGGGCGAGGGGACATTCGTCACGATGCGCCGGCACTGCGAGTTCGCCCACATCCAGCCCGGCAGCAGACGGGCCGCCATCTGGCCGAGCGGGCCCCACGCGACCGGCAGAAGTGCCGTATGGACCTCCCAGCAGATCGACGTCTGCGGGACAAACATCCACATCCCCAGCAGATCCGGAGCTTCTTCGCTCGAGCGGTGGTAGTAGGGAAGCACGTACCAGATCAGGGGACTCTCGACCGGACGGAACTGGCTTGCCGGCGGCGTCAGATCGTCGGACAGATGCGGCCAGAGCTTCGGATGAGTGATGATGTCGCGGATCAGGCTGTAGTCGAAAGAGCGCTCAAAGTGGATCACAGGTGAAGCTTCTGGCGCATTTGCTCGATGATGCCGGAGTGATGCCCGCGCAGTTCCTGAACCTCGCGGTCCAGATATTGAATCGCGCGCAGCATGTGGTAGAAGATCTCATGCGTGTTGACGCCGAGTAATTCCGTCTCTTCCGCATCGTCCGGATGCAGCTTTCCGCGCACGCTCGAGACGGCCTGCGGCACGATCTCGCGGAGTTCGGCGGCATCGAACGAGACCACTCTCGCGCCTTCCGGCGTGCCGCCTTTTCCGTTATATTCCGCCGCAATCGGATTCAGGCGCCGAATGACGTTGATGTCGCCTTGGAAGCGATGTACGTTTCGCTTCATGCGGATGTCGGATGCGATTGTCCACGTATTAGTACCCGGTTTGGCCGCGGAATCCGAGGACAGTTGCAGCAGGTAGCTGGCGTCCATGCCGATGCCGACATTGCCGCCATAACCGACACGCATGCGCTCGACGAGGTTCCCGGACGTTGTGCGAGTCATAAAAATGAGGTCGCCCGCAGGTCCGCTTCCGCTTGCCAGATACGCCTTGATACCTGCGAATAAACCTTCAGCCGCGCCGAATAATATGAGGCCGCCGTTCCCGCCCCCTCCTCCGCTGTCCTGCAAGGTGATTGCGCCGGCCGCCGGATCTCCGTTCGCATAGTAGTTATTTCCGGTGTTCGCGCCGGAAACCTCCAGACCTGACGCCGGATTGTTCAGCCCGATTCCTACCGGACCGCCGCTGTAGTAGATCGCCCCGGTTGGGGTTCCGGCAGTCCAGTAAACCGTGGGCTGCGGAAAATTGACCTGGCTCCATGCGCTTCCGGTCCACACGAATTCCTGGTACGGAGCATTGTTGCTGTCACAGAAAGTAAAGTCTTTATCGTTCGCCCCAAGGTCCGTCGGCCGCTGATCCGTCGGCGCAACTGTTCCCCACATTCTTCCGGCGACATAGATCCAGTTGTTGCCCTGATTCTGATAGATGACATTGCCACGATCTGTTTCGACGTAGATCGTGCGTGCCGGCGTCTGAGCGTTCGCAGCGGGCCGGTTGGCATGGGTTCCGTACAGAACCTGCGTGATCTCGATCCACTGGGTCTGGGACCACATGAACTCCCGAGGAGCATAGTCCGTATTCGAATCGGTAGACCTGAAGTCGAACCCGGCGTCGTAGGTTCCGAGATCGGTCGGCCTCTGGTCCGGATTCAGAGTGCCGAACATAATTCCGGCGACGTACTTCCAGTGTCCGTACCGGAACTCGTAAAGTGCGCCGCGGTCCGTCTCGAAATAAAAGGCTCCGTCCGGAACCGTTCCGGGCGCGGGACGGTTCGCGTGCGTCCCATACGTGACCATTCCCCACAGTGAGTTGACCTGGGCTCCGGTTCGCCGCCAGTAGTAGTACCATTCCTTCGCCGTATTAGGCTGGCCGCTGGAAGACGGCGCAGGTTCGGTGAGATCAGTCCGGATAGGCGGAATCTGCAGAGCTTCGGGAGGTGTAGCCATTACGCGAATCCTGGCGTTGCTTCCAGGTAAGCATCGATGAGCGCGATCTTGGTGTGCGCGGTCACACCGACCCGGTAGATGCGGTCCCGGGCCTTTCCCAGGCGCCGGAACGCGATGCGCTGGGTGTAATCCCCCGGTATGTCCGAAGCCGTCGTGCGCGCGATCGGATCGTTGAACGTGTGGCCGCGGTCGTCCGACCAGTCGAGCCCGACTATCGGCGACGGATCGGAAGGACCGAGCGCTCCCATCTCCATGTACAGTTCGAAACGGTGGTGATACCCGTACTGGTTCTCGTTGATGAGATGGGGGAAGGCCCGCTGATACTGGACCGCGAGCCCGTTGTCGTCGAAATAGTTGATGTTCTGCGTGTACAAGATGCCGGTGCTGGGGTCGCCCACGATGTGCTGGCCCGTGGGAACGCCCGTGTTCCCCGGCGACCACAACGGAATGAAGGCGTGGAACCATGGCAGATAGCGCGTAAAGTGCTTGGCTGTTGCATCCCAGCTCGCGCGTGAGTGCCAGAGCCCTTCCGTCAGATCATAGACCCACGTCTCGCCCTGCTGCCAGAAGTTCAGAACCCAGTGAACATGCCCGTCCTCGCTATAGCTGTAAGTGACGACGTCGTTGACGCGGTATCCGGGCTGGTTCCAGTTCTGTTCGATGGCATGAGTGGAGATGCGCTGCGGCTGAAGCCCCGTGGCCTGATAGGCGATCGTCTGGCCGCGGTCGAGGCCGAGGAAGCAGACGGTCTGGCCCGCGGAACATGGTGACCACGTCGCCGCGCTCCCGATCTGGATGAACGCTCCGGGTATGCGCTGAAACGGAAAAGTCGCGACTCCGTTTACCACCTGCGATCCGACATTCGTCCAGACCTCGGTTGCGTAATCGTCTCCGAAAAGCCACAGTTCCTCGTGATCGCAGAGGATGGAGTTGATGTAATCCGGAGCGCCTTCCTTGACGCCGAAGTCGAGCGGATTCCAGCGTGTTCCGTCATAGAGAGCCGAGATATTGAACTGCTTGCCCGGATCATTGGCCGCGCCGGGTGTCGGAACACGGTTGACGATGAAGTATCCGTCCAGATATCCGCCGGTCACTCCGTCCACCTGGCCGCCGGCCGCGATCTCCCAGACAACGTCGCTCGCGGTCGGAAGCGTTCCCGAGGTGGAGCTTACCTGAAGATGTGTCGGCGAGTTGACCAGTCCGACCACATAATCGGCGCCGTCGATGATGATCGGCATGTTCGTCCATGACGTCTGGAATTGCGGGCCGGACGTCCAGACAAGGCCGGAAGCGGACGTGTCGCCGTTTCCCGTCACGGCCCACTGCGCCCCCACGGCTCCCGTTCCGTTGTCGATGTAGACGTTCTGGCCGCCGACAATCATTAGCTGCGTGCCGTTGGACGAGATCGAAACGGGATCGGGATCGGCGCCTGGCATCTCCTGGATTGCGCCTGACCGGACAGTGTACGTTCCGTCCGGGTTGACCTCGATCCAATCGGTTCCCGCCACCACGAACAGCCTGTCCGGACCGGCCCACATGCCGCGAATCTTCGCGGACGGGAGCTGGGAGAACTGCTTCAATCCCGGCCGCCCGTAGAGCACGAGCCTCGCGACCTCGTTTCCCGCTTCGACCGCTTCGGGGATCAGGTTCATGGTCTGCTGCGCCGCGGCGACTACCGAACGCGATGTATAGAAAGGGCCGGCGAGCGAAATTCTCATCGATAAAACTGATCGGAGTAAATGTTGTAGTTGTTCATTCTGCCAACTGCTCCATCACCGAACGGCGTGATCAGGATCGGCCGCGGCGCGTTGAGCGATTCGACGCGCATCAGAGCTTCCCGGGCCTGGCCTCTGAGGTCCGGGTCCACGATCCTCTGAAAGTGCGGCGCCAGGCGGCAAGCGAGATTGAGCGTCAGAGCGTCGTTATATCCGGGCGGCAGTACGAGGACGTCCGTGGTCTGGAAGAACGTCTGCACGTAGGACCAGACGTACAGCTCCAGATCCATGGCCTGCCATGGCTGGCCCCAGACGTACAGGTTTGCGATCGGCCAGTTCTGGTCGATGTAACACGCCTGCGGAATCATGTTGGGGATGTCCTGCAACGTGATCGAGGACCATTGCTGCGGCGTGAGAACAGAAACCGGCAGGCGTATGGGAGGGTTGTTGTAAGTCAGAATCACGTTCGCCTGATCGATGGCCTGCGGCCGCGTATACGGAAAATCGGCCTGGACGAGTCCCTGCGGATCGATCCCGATCGTGTAGACTTTCTTGCCGGCTGTCAGAGTCAGCGTCAGAATCTGGATGGTGAAGATGAAGAGCCGGTCGCAGTTGAGGGATCCGACAAGCCGGCCGAGCTCTTCGAGGCCGTCTTCCTGCTGCGCGGGCGATGGCGTTCGCTGCGGGCCGAGCGTGACGCCGGCCTTTCGCAATGCAGCGTAGATGATGTCGTACGCTGTTTCGACCTCGAGGCCAGCTACGTTGCCTCCAAAAAGGCCCTGATTGAACTGAATGTTATTCCAGAACGGAGTGGTTGATGTCGATCCCATATATGATAACTCCATATATGATGACTACATGCTCAGAGCGTTGCGGGAGTGTCTGCGTGCTGTCGAGATCGTAATCTATGGAGTCGCGGCGGCTTTGCTGATGGCGTGCCTCTATAGTTGGATTCTGCATTTCTAGTTGCTGACTCTCAAGTAATAGAGCGAGTTGTTGGGAGTGCCTGCCATCAGACATGTGAGGACCGTCACTACCGTGTTATTCGCGCTGACATAAGCCTTCCAGACGAAACCGTCGCCCGGATAAATCTGCGGTGTAGCCACTGCGGCCATTCCCACCGCTGCTCCTGAAACAGTGGTCGTCACATTGACTGACTGACCGGCTGTCAAGGCCGTGCCGCCCAAAGCGGCGGTCGTTGCCAAGCCCACAAATCCGGATGCCGGGGCCGCGCCGAGCGACATTCCCGCCGCGAGGACATTCAGGCCGAGATGGATCAGGTTTGTGGTCGAACTTGTACGGAGCGAGACTCCCGATCCGCTAGGACCGGTGTCGTAGCACCCGTCGATAAGCGGACCGGGTGTGTTGACCGGAATATTGACGTAAATGCTGTCTGTATATCCGGCCGCGCCTTTGCTGCCGTTGCCCGAAAGATACATCTTGGCGTAGCCAGGTGCGCCGCCTGGGCTTGCGGAAGAGATATAGAATCCGGTTCCGTTGTTGTTCCAAAGGTAGCAGTCGTTGATCTCGAACTGTCCGATATTGGCAGTGTCGATCCGGATGCCGCACCCGTTGAGGTTGCCGTTCCATGCCCCGGTGCTCGAGTACCAGCCGTTGCGCAGAAACACCGCATTAAAGCCTCCGGTTCCGGTAATATAAAAGCCCGCGCCATCGTTGCCCATGGAGCCGTCGGAGGTCAGGCCATGAAAGAAGTGATTATTCGGCGCGTGGCCTCCGCTCGAAAGAATTTTCACGTTGCTGTTGATCGTGTTGCCGATCTCCGCTTCTCTCACATAGACCGCATCGCAATCCTCGATCCATAGGCCGTTGCCGAGCTGCGGAGGATTGAACGGATTGCCGCCGATGCTGAAGTCGGTGCCATAGATCGTGAAATTGCTGAGAAACAGACCGCTGCCCTGGTTGATATCGGTTGCGGTAGTCTGTCCGGCTTTGATCGCAATCCCCGAATTCACAAACGTATTCATTTCGAATTCGGTGAAATAGACGCCCGCATATTGCGTGAACCAGAATCCGTTCATCTGATTTGCCACGTTGATCCAGCCGATGTGGGAGTTCTTCAGAAAACCGTTCTGGTTGTAAGGCTGCATCCCGCGCAATACCCATCCGCCCGTGCGCGTGACGCCCGTAGAGACAATGGAGCAGTTGAAGAAGCCGAAATAGTAGATGTTCGAGGAGATCTGCAAAAAGTCGCTCGCGGCGGTTGCCAGATTGATAAACGTCGAGCCGATGCCGGCGCCGCGGATGTTCAATCCATGCAGTCCGCCGATCTCGATGGGCGCATAGATATTGAATGTGGTGGGCGAAAGAACGATGCAGGCTCCCACTCCGCCGGCAGTCGGAGCCTGGCTTATGATCGCTTCCTGGATCCCGCCGGTAGCGCTCGAAACCGTCCAGGCTCCCGAATGCGCATTGGCCGGCGTGAACATCAGCGTTCCCGATGCCGCTCCGCTGACCGCAGTTCCTCCCTGAATGAGAACGGCTTCCGCTGTCCCGGTTCCACCGCTGATATACAGGTAGTGCTTCGCGTCGGTTCCATTCACGCCTTTGGGAACCGGCGAGACGGTTATGGTATTGATAACCCCGGCTGTCAAAGATCCGCCCGGGGTCTGTGTGAACTGATAGTCAATGGCAAAGCGGAACAGCGAGGATGGGCTGAAATTTTGGCCGTTCGGCCCGAGAAAAGACTCAATCGCCTGGATTTCTGTCGAGAGGACGTTGTGATGCCACGCATCGATGAGCATCGACGTTTTAGCGCCCGCGGAGTGAGAAGCCGCGGTTGTTCCGTCGAAGCCTCGTCCGCCCGCGGCCACAAGCAGCTGCGGATTGGAGCTTCCCGACACTGACGCGATCGAAATGATCTCACCGTCGATCGATACCAGACTGTTCGCTATAAAGCCGGTGACCGAATTGACGAAGAGAATAGTATCGGTCGGTGCGGCCGCGACTTTGAGAGTGGTTTGTATCAGGTTATTTGCCACTTTCAACTGCGCGTCCGTCGCGACTGCGGCCGGGAAAACAGCGGTAGGGGTGCTCATAACTTACAGAAGTTGAACCTCGGAGACTGCCGCATTCAGGCGGCAGAGGAAGAGGTTTCCGGTGCGTTCAGCGCCGGTTGCCTTTTGTGTTAGACTGTTCAGTGAGCGCAAAGGCACTCTCTGGGCAAACGGTTTCGCGCTCTCTTTCGCTTCCGGCCTTAAAACCGGAAGAGCCGCTGTAAACCGGCTGAGGATGTTTGGATCCGACTTGGCGTGTGATGTTTGCATAGCTAAAAGCCGTCGCTTTCAAGCGACGGTAGTTTACAACTTACCTCGACGCTAGCGCTTCGGCGGCATTCGCGGTACTTGCCTGGACTTCCGATCCTGCCTGGCTCCTCATATGGTTTCCGGCGTTGAGCTGCGCCATCTGCGCTTTGTACATCTGGGCTTGCGCGGGAAGCGACGGATCGGATTGCGTGCGCGGATATTCAGGCAGCAATGCGACTGCAAAGTTATACCGTAGGGCGATCTCATAACCCGGCGCGAGATTGATCGTGTCGTTAACGGTGGCGAATTGCGACAGAGGCGTATACATCCAGACCTCAAGAGTGCCGCCGATTCGCGGGAGCGGCGCGATACAAACCGTGCTCGTCGGCCAGGCGTAATCGCAGTAGAGAACTTTGGTGAAAACAGACTGCGCCTGCTTTTCGGGAACCGCTTCCCAACCTGTCGAATCCACGATCTGTAAGGGATTGTCCAGATAGCCGCTGCCGGCCGATACGCTGGCCGATTCGATCTTTATCGGATAGTCACTGAGCGAATAAGAGCCAATGCTCGAATTCAACGCAATCCGTTGCGATTGGCGGCTCACGAGCATCGTGCCGTCGGTATTCCATCCCTGAATGAATTGGTTCAGCGAGATAAAGCCGTCGTTGAGCTCGTTTGTTTCCAGGATTTCGCCTGAGGCGATCGCGCCGATCAGGCGGAAAGATGAGTGAATGAGATCACTGACACTCGACATAAGTCACGTTCGGGTGATGCATTGCAGCATCCTATGCAAAGGTGTAAGTCAGGTTGCATCTAGCCACGGCGCAAACGGCCGCGCTTCTTGGCCGGCGGCGCGTGCGCGATCGGCGTTTTCTGCTGTTCCTGCGGCTGTTCGTCCGGTTTTTCTTCCTCTTCTTCGTCCGGCTCTTCTTCCGGTTCGGGATCCGGTTTGGGAAGCGGCTTGTCCTCCGGCGGGAGGGACGATGCGAACGCATCGCGTGTCCAACTCGGTCCCAGAGCCGCTTCCTCTTCTTCGGATTTAACGATCGTGTATCCCATCGTTTTGTGGAACATCATGCGCGGGTAGTTCGGATCAGCTGAAGGCATCAACCCTTCTTGCCGAAAATGCCGTGATGCTGGTGCTCGCCGGTCTGTTGGTTCTGCTGCTGCGACGGGTCGTGCTGGCCGCCGGCGCCCTGCGATCCTGCCGGGGGCGCCGGCTGAGATGCCGCCTTGGCCTTCGCCGCGGCCGCGGCCTGAGCGTTGGCTGCCTGAGCCGCTTTCGCCAGGTCGTCGGGGATCGGAAATTGCTTGTATTCGGAGCTGAGAGCCTTCTCTTCGGCTTCGCTTCCGATGACCTCCGGAGGCACGTTCACGTTGTAGAACAGCTTCGGATACGCCGGTTGCGCCGGCTGCTGCGCCGGCTGCGGCGGGATCGTCGTCCATTCGGTCGGGTCGAGAGCGTCCGCTTCGGCCTGGTCTTGAACTACTCTGGGCGGAACGTCCCATTTGACGTTGAAGTAGACTTGCGGGAATTGAGCGTTCCCCTTCCCTGCGGGTTGCGAGCCTTGTTGATGCGATGGTTGCGTGGTTTCGGTTGCCATGCTTCCTCCTTAGCTGACCACTCTGCAGCCCCACTCCGGACGGGTCGCGGCCCAGCCGTAGAGGACGTCGCAGCGGGTGACGAACAGGTCGTTGATGATGTCGTACATCGACACCATGCGGATGGCGCATCCCGTATCCGGATCCTGCTGATTGGCCCCGAACTGAATGTTCTTCGGAACTTCGAGCGGAGCCATGCCGATCACGTAGGCGTCTTCATGAAACGCGAGCGCGGTCGGGCTGAGCGGAGTGTTCGGCGTCAGGATCGTGAGCGGAGCTCCCGCGGCCGGCAACGCGCTGACGGTAGCGCCGGGCATTGTTACCTGAAGGGGTGGATAGATCGAGATCGGGGAAGTCGTCGCATTGGCGGTGACGACAAAGTGCTGCAGATCCACCTTGGGATTGCCCGAAACCGGATTTACTCCGAACACGTTGGGGATCGTGAAAACATCGCCTGCGACGAAGTTGATCGGCGTGCCGGCAACCGCCAGGCTCGATCCGGTCTGGTTGGCCGTGGTGACCGTTACGGTGGCGCTGGTGCCGCCGGTAAAGTTCAGATTGTTCTGGTCCATGACCCATTCGAATCCGCCCATCACGCCCATGCGGCCTCGTTCGTACTGGCGCGCAATCTGGGAGGACGACTGGAACAGGCCCTGCGCCGCGGTCAATGCGGCGGTCTGCGTTTTGGGCGGGAAGCAGAAGGTCCGCCGGCCGTCCATGGGAGCCGAATTGGAGTCGAGCGTCTCGCCGGCCGTCCAGAACGGCCCGAGGGTTGTGATCGGCGTTCCCGGCGTGCCGACCATGTTGGCCGTGTTCTGGACCGCCATCGTAATGCCGTCGACGTCCACTTTGTTGGCGAGCGCGATCGCCGCGGAGTCGAGATAGCGTGCCGCGAAGTTGTCGATCGATGTCGTGAGGTCGGCCGATGAGAACGAGAACCCGACAACGGCCTGCGTGGTCAGGGTGAGAACCTTGTTGGTTTCGGTAACGTTCTGCGGAGTGAGGACGGGCCCGACCTGCGCCACGAATCTCACGGGATCGCGCAGCCGCAAGGTGTAGCCGATCTTGGCTCCGGTGACGGCGAATTTGTCGTCCCAGGTGTGCGAGACGGCGCCCGCAAAGCCGAGGTTGTTTTTGAAACGCCGCAGGAGCTCGTTGGTGATGACCTGGGACGTTAACAGCGTGTTCGTTGCCACTTCACTTTCCCTTCAACTGCGCAATCCGGGCCCGGTTCCAGCGCGTGAAGTCCTGGGCTACGTTTTCGTCGTAGATCGAATCCTTCACAGTCTGCCCGGTCTGCCGGGACATGGGCGCGGGCGGCTTCGGTGCGCTCGATACTTTCGGTTTTCCGTTGGGAACAGGAGGCGGTTCGGCGAACATGGCCGCCAGGCGTCCGATCGCTTTGATGGCGGCGATCGGCTGCATTGCGGCAATGCGCTCCATTTCTTCGCGATGCGTTGCCAGGTGGTAGAGAACTTCCGGGCCGGCCTCGTCCTCTCGCATGGCCTGCGTGGCCGCCTCGACTCCGGGCCCGGTGGGCGCCGCAACGGATTGCAGCACCTCGTCGTAGTCCGGATGAGCGGCCCGCGCGGCTTGCTCGCTCGAGCTCCACGCGGTCTGGATCCTCTGTGCTTCGGCGAGCGCGGCGGCCTGTCGATCGTCCGCCTTGCGCTTGGCTTCGCGCTGATCGAGCTTCCAGTCGGTCAGCGCTTCCTGGTACGCTTCGAGCGTGGAGAAGTCCTGAAGCTTGGGCTTCCCGGGTGCTTCCGCGGGCCTGGCCGGCGCACTTTCAGCCGGCTTTTCCGCCGGCCTGGGCTGCGATGCCTGAACGAGTTGCTGACGCAGCATCTCGTTTTCGCGTGTCAGCCTGTCGATCTTGCGCTGGCGCGACCCGGGCCGTCCCGGTTTCGCCTCTGCCGTCTCCTCCTCGCTTTCCTCCTGTCCGGTAACTTCCGTTCCTGACTGCGGTTCGCTTTTGGCCTGCGGAGTCTCCTCCGCGGCCGCAGGTTGTTCTTCTGCCGGCTGTTCACCCGTTTGGCGCCATTTGACGTACTCCCGAAAATCGGAAGGGGCAACGATCTCTGACGGCGTTTCGGTCGAATTGGCCGGCGAAGAAGTGGTCGTTTCTTCTGCCATAAGCTTACGGTCCCGCCACCGACGGCATTCCGTTCGGCGGCATGGCTATGGGCGGCGGCTCGATGGACTGGACTGGTACCGCCGCCCCTCCGGGTACGGTAGCTCCGACTGATGTGGGCGTACCCGAACTCATCTCGTTGATCATGCGGTTCGCTTCGGCGAGCTGGGCAAGCAAAATGCCGGTCGCCTGGGGAGCGTCTTTAAGAATCCCCGTAATCAGGTCGATCCTGGCCTTCAGAGCCGCTTCGCGATCATTCTGAGCCGCTCTCATGCGATCTGCCTCCAGCCGCGCCGTCTCCTGAACGGCCCTCGTCCGGATATCCTCATTCGCGTTGTTTAGGGCTTGCGTCAATTGCTGGATCGTCGCCTGGGCCTGCTGATTCTGCGCCGCGAGCATCTGCAGGGCTTGCTTCGGATCGTTAGGCGTATCGGCGAGCCCGGGCGGGAGCGCCTTGCGCAGGCGGTTCGCGATGTCCTGGGCTCCGGGGAAGTCGGCATTCTGGAACAGGATGTCTCCCGCGAACTGCAGGAGCTGCGGATATGCCGCGGCGAGCTGCGTCATGACGTCCCACGTCTCCTGCCGCTGCGTCGTATACGACGGGCCGACGGTGATGGTGACGTCGTACTGGCCGCTCTGCAGGTCGTAGCACCTGTCCTGGCCCCTCCAGTCCCGGAATATCTGATTGACCTTGACGATCTGCTGCGCGCGGTCCTCGCCGAGGATCCGGACCTCGCGCGCCGTGTCGTAGATCTTGGGGATCAGGTCGCACAGGATCACGCCGCACTGGCGGATGGCCCGGTTCAGGTTGTCGATAAAGTGGGCGTTCGACAGGCCGCTCTGCGACTGCCTCTGGCGGATCGCCACGCCGGACGTCTCGTTCCCCTGCGATCCGAGCGCGGCATCGTAAATGTTGGTGGTCGCCTTGATGTCGTCCGATGCCTGAGCGGCTCCGAGCGACAGCGCCTGGATGGGCGGCTCGAACTGATTGCGGATCGGGGGCGGAGCCGGGTTGCCGGCGATGTCGAGCGGTTCGTACTCGAGATAGGCGTAGTTGAGAACGTTGGCGCTCGCCCACTTCGCATCTTTGAAGGATCCTTTGACGCCAACCCATGGTGCTTTCGTCCCGCAGAGGACCGTTTCCGCCTCCGAGCTGCGATAGAAGTTGTAGAGCCGCTGGGCGTCTTTGGCGAAGCGCACCAGGCTGAACACCTGTCGCTTTCCTTCGACGATGATCTCTTTGCCGAGGACCGGAAGGATCGGGATCCATTGTCCCAGCCATTCGTATTCGTCGAGGATCTCGACTCCGTTGATCTTGTAGCAGTGAACGCGGCGCACTTCGGTTTCGCGTTCGATCGGCTCTCCGTCATCGTCGAGAGCGAGCTTGACGCCGGCCGGCATTCTCTCCGGCATCTCGTTTTTGAAAACGGCCGTCTGCTTGCCGTCGGGCCATTCGATCATCGCGAGCGTGCGGCTCTCGAGCTCGACGGTCCAGTAGCGGGCGATGCGGACGCCCTCTTTGCGGATCCAGTCGGCGGCCGGATTCAACCGGCCGTCGTAGAAGTCGAACTCCGCGACATCGGATTCCGGATAGTCGCGCTTGTATTCGTCCCGCGGAATGATCTCTACCTGGAAAGCGAACCGCATGTCACTCTTGTCGGCTTCCCGCGCGAAGGGATCGAGGTAAACGCTGAACGGGTCGACGATGCGCTCGATGCGGAGCTCCTGGTCGAAGCTCTGCGCTCCGCAGTACCGCGTCGTCACCTCGAAGTAGCCGAAGGATCCCGACGTCGACTGCTCGAGGGCGGTTTCGTAGACCTCATCGGCCTTGGAAACGTACTCGATGTGGCGGATCATGCCTTCGATCACTTCGGCGGTGTCGGGGTCCGACATCGAATCGACCGGATGAACTTCGATGCCGGCCTGGTTGAGACGGGCCTCGTTCGCGGTCTGATTGAGCGGCCCTATGAGACGGTTGATGGTAAGGCAGGGCCGGCGCCCTGGCCCGCCGGCCCCGGGTGTCCCGACCATGCGGGACTGCCGGTCAAAGGCATCCCACTGTTCCCCTGCGCAGAACCGGATGTCGTCGACGGCCTCGCGGCGCATCTCCTCTTCCGCGTCCTCGCAAAGCTTGAACCGCTTGCGGGCCGTTGCCAGGATGTCTTCGTTGTCGGCCGGCGGTACAGGCAATCAGCCTCGAATCAGGTCTTTCAGGTTGCGGTTGAGCTTCGGCCGGTTCCCGGGCCCGTCCGAACGCGACCCGGTCGCTCTGGGCCCGGTGGAGGGTCCGCGCCTTTCGCCCAGGACGCGGTTGGCTTTGGCGCGGATCTGCGCGGCCGAGGACTCCGACAAATTGCCTTTAGCGACTTGTTGTGTTGCTCTCGCTTTGGCGTTAGCCGCCCGGCCGGGCGTGTCCACGGGGTATCTGCGGGAGCCGGGCAGGCCAAATTTCGATTTGGGGAGCGATGCGCGGCGCTTGGCCGTCATCTCCGGACTGTTCGCCATATGTACCTCACTTCTTCTTCGGGATCCGGGCGCCGGCCTTGCGCGCGGTATTCAAGGCGATGGCGATCGCCTGCTTCTGCGGCTTGCCGGCGGCCATTTCAGTCTTGATGTTCTGGCGGACGGCCGCTGGGCTTTTGCCGTGCTTGAGCGGCATCAGTCTTCCTCTCTGGTGACCGGCCCCGGTGGCACGTTCGCCTTCTCCGCGACGAACGGAGGAAGATCGCACTGGCGCTTGGGGATGCCCTGCACCCTGGCGATCGCTCTCATCTGTTCGTCTCTGGCCGGCCGGCCGGTCGTGTAGTCGTCGGAGTGCACGTTGCCGCTGGTAGTGTCCTTTGCCATCACTTCTTCTCCATCGTTCCGCGGCCCGAGACGGTCACCGTCCCGGTTCCGCTATGTTCATCGCGCCGGCCCTGATCGGGTTCCGGCCTGGCCGGCCGGAAGAGAGGATCCAGCCTGGCGCGATCGTTGGCGATCTGAACCGTCCCGGTCCCACTGTCCCGTGTTCTGGCTCCCTGCCCGGGCTGAGCCGCCGCGGTTCCCTGGATCGAAGCGAGTTTGGTCATCTGCGAAGCGTCTGACGGCTTCGGGCTGTCAAGGTCGTTGGTTGCCATGTCTTACCTCCTGTCGCGGTTGATTCTCACGTTGCTGAAACCTTCCCGCTGCAAGCCGCGAAGCTGCCGGCGCACGTCTGCATGAATCCGGCTCACTTCCGAACCGGAGACGGGACGCTGCCGACCCCGCTGGGCGGCGAGGCACAGGTCGAGCGGCGTGTCCATGACGCAGACGCTGGCCTGCGCTCCATACCTGCGAGCGATCGAGAGCGCGGCCTTGCGGACGGCCGGATTGGCGCCCGTGGTATCGAACACTACGTCCTTCCCCTGGCTCAAGAGCTGATTGATCTGGCGGTAGGAATCGTGCAGTATGTCGCCCGGCGCCCGGCCGCGTGCGTCGTTTGTGACGACATTGCCGAGCGTCTTCGCGTATGTGCTTTTGCCGGATCCCGGTGCGCCCATGAGGACAGTTAAACGCGCCATGTTATCCCATCCATGATCCCACCATCCCGCTACCAACCAACTCCCGTTCTTCGTGAGCGGCGACCGGCTGCACACGAGCGGCGAAGGTCAACGCCAGCGCATCTCCGCTATCGGGAGACGCCACGCCTCGCTTCTGCATCGATTCTTTCGACTCCAGAACGAGCTGGTCCGAACGGTTCAGGTGCGATCCGGGCCCGGTTAGGTCCGTCTCGAGGATCTGATCGTCCCGCGGGATCGCGCCGCGGTCCAGCCATTCCTTCATGCGGTTCCACATGTAGGCGCGCATATTCGCCTGGTGACGGTCAGGGGATGGGGCGCCGAAGTTGATCTCCTGAACGTTTTGGAATCCCATCGCTTTCAGACGCTCAACGTAAGGCGACCCATAGGCAGAATCGATGAAGAGCATTGACACCTTGTGGCCTGCGCGTCGATCCGATAAAATATCCGCTAACCGGGAAAGCATTGCCGAGCGCTCTTGCGTGTGCTCACCCGGTATGCGGATCGGAGGGAGTGTGCGGGCGTCCAGCCCGCGGCGGAACCAGACTACGTTCCACGCCTGCCCCCCTCCTGAAACGTCCATTCCTGCGATCAGCGCGTCATCGGAAAATAGAGTAACCTCGCGGCGCTTTGCCGCATCGATGCGGTCCTGATCGATAAACTGCAGATCGCCGGCTCGCGGTGCGTGCCCCTTGACTCGAACGCGCACGTAGTCGGAGTCCTCCCCGTAATCCGAGATCCATTCGTCGATGAGCGCTTTGTTGGTGAATCGGGACTGCCGGCTGTCGATGTACCGGACGTTCCAGCGGTCGCGCAAACGACCGAAACAGGCTTCGTAGAAGCGCCCGCTTTTCCTCGCAGGCTGACCCCAGGCGAACCACATAGGCTCACCATCGGTCAGACCTCCCTGCGCAACGTCCCAGATCCCGTCAGGAATATGTGATGCTTCATCGAACATGTACCAGCTCGTAGAAGTTCGCGCGTGCTGGCCGGCGAAGGATTGGCTGTTTTCCTCTTTGCAGGTTTGGGCGACAACTTTCCAGTCTTCCGGGGATTGCTTCGCATAGATCCCTTTGCTGCGGATGTGGAACCAATCCGCGGTGATACAGAGCCGCGTCCAGCGCTGAATTGCTGCCCAGGTTCGGGACTCGAGCTGCGGGAACGTGTTCGCGGTGATGGTCCCGATCGAGTAGGGCCTGGTCGAAAGAACCCAGTCCGCGATCCAGGCTCCCATCACAGACTTGCCTGTACCGTGCCCCGAGCTCGCCGCCATCATAATCGGCATCACCGGATCGTGTCCGTCGAAGTGCCGGCTTTTCACTTCCAGCCCAAGATCGATCAGGAAGCGCTTCTGCACTTCATCGGGACCAGGCTCGTCCTCGAGCTCTCCCTTTTCCTGCCAAGGGTAGGCCCACTGGACGAATCCGAGGGGATCGTCCCGAAACTCCGCAACCCGTTCGACGAGGTCGGCCTCAGCCTGTTGCGCCGTCACGCTTCCTCATTTCGACCAGTCGTTTGTTTGCCGCCTGAAGGCGTTCCGCGATCTGGATCGTGCCTGATATTTCGGTCGATACGTGCTCGCGGTAGAGCGCTGGCCGGAACCGCTTCAGAAGAGTTACGAGAAGCTGGTCCGAATATTCCGTCTCATAGAGAACGTGGCGTCCCTGATGGACGGGTTTACCTTTGTAAAGAAGCGGCCGTTTGACACCCTCTATGGCGCGGCGGACCGCTTCATCCTCCAGCTCCTGCGCGGCTTGGTCCTGCACTTTTTCCCAGGCGCCGCGGTAGACTTCGTCGTGCTCCAGCCAGTCGTAGTGCGACGCGCGGTTGACGCCCGCTGCCCGCGCCGCGGAGGCGAGGCTTGCGGTAGCGGCGTAGGCCGCGAGGAAAGCTCTCTTCTTCAGGTATGCTTCGCCTTTTTTGGATTTGGATGCTGCGCCCTTAAGTCCCATACATCAGGCAGCGGCGCAGATTGTGCGTCCACACGCCCGCAGGGTTTTCCGATGTTTCGCGGTTATGGCTATAGCGCGCCCCGACGGGAGGCTTGGCCGATCGAAGCGATTCTTCCGTGGCGCGCACTGCGACCAGGGACCGCACCCGGTTGCGCGTGCCGCGCCCGAGCGCGCGGCCGCTTTCAATGAGTCGTGAAGCGGCCTCAAGAGAAGCGTAATAAAGGAGTTCGCCCGTCCGATCGTAGACGGGCAGACGGTCTTTTACATAAGACATTCTGGTACGGCCAGGGGAGACGGGAGTTTAGGATTAACGTCGCATCCGATCAATCGACGGAACCGATCCCGCAACGGGTCTAAGCTGCCGACCAGGATATAATCGCTGTGGCGTGACAGTCAAGGAACTAATCCGACTTTTGCCCGAGGAGGACGGGGACCTCGAGGTCGTCGCCCGGATCGATGCGGGACTCGACGACGATCCAACGGAATTCGACATTATCGGCGTGCGGCGCTACTGGGAACGTGATACCGGCGAGGCAATCGTGCAGCTAGAGTGCGGGACTGCTGCTTAGAATTGGCCCAAAGATGAGTGTTACGCCTCAGTTGAAATAGCAGCCGAGTGACAATTCCGTTGCACGAAATTCTGCGGAGGACTATAGTTTGAGACGTGTCTCAGGAATCAGCTTAAAGGACAGTGCTCAGTTGTGAAGTACCGATTCCAGCGAAAGGGTGAACGGAAAAGGCAAGGGCGAGCCGAAGCTCGCCCCGCTTGCCAAAAGCCGATCACAACCTATCAGATGCCGCCTTAAGGTTTCGACGCTGCGCTTCCCTGACAAGATCCGCAGCGAAGAGCGCTCCTTTAAAGCTTGTGCACACCCAACGTGGATAACAAGGCTCCTCTGGCATGATCATCATGCCACAGGTGGCGCGGGTTTACAAAGCCAATTCCGCAAACCTGCAATGTAGGCGTGATGAACCGACAAGCAAAAGTACAAACCAGCCCATCGAAAAGTAAGACGTTCCTCCTACAGCCCGAGGGCGCCGCACGGGTTCCCGGCGAACGGATCCGGCGGCCGGTAGTAGCGCCGCAGGGATTCGAGCGAGCGGTGTCCGGTCTGCGCCGCGACCCGGATCTCGCCGACCCCGAGCGCCAGGCTCTCTGTCGCGAATCCGGCCCGCATGCTGTGACCGCCGTACTCCCGCCGATCGTATCCGGCGCTTTCGGCGGCTTCCTGCACCACGATTCCGACACGCGAAGGATGCAGCCGGTTTGTGGTCACCTTTCCGCGATCGATGCCGGTGAACAGCGGGCCTGGCTGCCGTCCGCGGAGCTCGAGCCACTCCTCGAGAGCCCGCACGGGGCACAGTTCGGTGCTTCCGAACGGTACGGCCAGTGTCCGCCCGCGGCCGATGCGGTCGTTCTTCTCGTGCCGGACCATGACCAGCACGCCGCGATCCTGGAACTCAAGGTCCGCCAGATCGAGCGACGCAATACTCGCGCGCCGCAACGCACTGGCGAAGCCGAACAGCAGGATCGCGCGATTGCGCGTCCGGAATGCCGGCGATCCCGCCAGGTGCGCGACCATCACATGGAGGTCGCTCACGGTGATCGGCCGCTTCTGGACCGGCCGCTCGCAGCGCTCGCGGCGTGCGCCCGTGATGACCGACCAGACGGTTGTGTCGGCCGGGGATTCAAGGCCGGCCTGCCGGTGGTAATACGCGATCGAGGTTGCGCGCCGCGCGGCAGTCGTCACCTTACGGCCGCGGCCGAGGAAATCTGCTATGTAAAGCGCTGCAACTGCTGGGGTCGCCGGCAGAGATGTACGGACATGTTCTGTACACCAGTTTGTGAAGTCGGTCCAGTCGCGGCTGTATGCAATCCGCGTGTTGAGGGCCAGAGTCTTCTCGGCCCAGTGTTGGACGAGATCACACTGAATGGGGGAGGTTTCTGGTTTCACAACCAGAACGATTCGCCAGCGGTGCGAGAGAACCGAAATTATCGCATCCTGACATGGCCCGGGGTCCGGGTGCCGGACCTGAACCGTGGAAGAGCACCTCCGCTTGTCTTACTGAAGTTCTATCGGTCGCTGCACAGTCTTGGCGGACAACAGCTCCCGTAGAACCTCAGTACGGTAAACGCGCCGGAGGGCACGGTCTGCCTCGATTTTACTTCAGGTTGCCTGCCTCACTCCAGCGCAAAGTTGTCGGATTTTTGGCTGACGAGGGGGCTCAAAATGAGTGGATTCGAGAATACAAGGCCAAGGCGTCGCAGAACCTCACTGGCCGAGATTTTCCACGGAAATTTCTATGACGCCGGTTCTGGTCGTCTTGTGCCATGGCTAATCCAATGCAAATACTGCGGATGTCGCAATTTTGGCGAGTCTCTTGAAGACGCAGCCACAGAGTTCTGTACCCACATGTATTTCGGCTTCGATACAAGCCAAGCACATTGGGAGTTCGCTGCTGGAGGAGCCCGATGACGGAGAATGGCTTCCGGATCGCTGGCGCTGATGGCCCAATCGATATCCCACCGAGAGAGTTTTACTTCAATACCAAGGCCCGATGCAGGCGCATGGTGCTCAATCATCTCTCCCGCGGCGCTCGCCAGGTTCATGCCTGCCTGGAACTGGCCACCATGGGATGGCAGCAGGAACTCGCTGTCATCCAGGACAAGAACGGCCGGCGCAATCTGACCACTACCGACATCTCACGCCAGACAGAGCTCGATCCTTCCGATGTGCGCACCTTCCTGGTCGAATTAGAAGAGGCCGGCCTCGCTGAAAGGCGAGGCAAAGAGAATGGCTCTTTGCACAAAGGTTCCGTTGGGATATACTCCTGGGCGGAGCCACGAACCCTCCTCAGTAAATCACCTGAAAAGGAGGGTGCGCGCACCCTCAATCCAGGGTGGATACCTGATACCTGGAAGCCTCTAATCGCATTCGCGAAGCGCAAACGTATCCAAATAGCCGAAACTAACGATGGGACGCGCACCCTCTATCTGGCCGAAGGCGAGCGGCTTGCGCGTGCCCTCGAAAGCCTCGAAAACGAGGTTGCGCGTTTCCTGAAAGGCGGGGACGCGCAGGACGCCCTATATAAGGAAGAAAGAACAGAAAGAACTATTGAAAGAACAGATCCTCCTCCTCCGCCTTTCGTAAACGGTAGTAGCGGGAAAGAACCCGAGCCACCAAAGGCGGAGGAGGAGGACGGCTCTTCCAAAAATAACCAAACTCCAGAACCGCCTTCGGCGCACGCCCCCCTGAAGGAACCGCCGACTTTCGAAGAATTCATCTCGGAATATCCGCCTGAGCGCCTCGATGAGGCCAAGGCAAAACGGCACTGGGACGGCCTGACTGAATCCGGCAAAGATGGCGCGATCGCCTGGCTTAAACTGAATCGCAATTGTCCGCGATGGAGGGCCGATAACGGACGGTGGATCCCGCTGGCAAGTACATTCCTGCGAGAGCGCCAATTCCTGCATCCGCCTCCTCCGGCAATCGAGAACGGAGGCACACGCAAAGGGCTCGCACCGTTTGAGGAAGTACTGGAGATGATGCGCAAGCAACGGGAGGGGACGTGAGCAACCAGCCTGCAATCGTCGACGCTGTCGCATTGTTCAAGGTGCGGGAATGTCTTTCCGGTTTGCGCGGCTACAACAACATGCCTCAAGCCGAAATGCTACTCGTGCGCGCCTTGCAGTCCGTAGCGGTCAGCGTCTCGCACGCCGATGCCATATTGACCACGTTTGACGATCAATGCCCCACTCCGCGGGAGATCAAAGACGTCGCCTTCAATACCCACGACAAGTTTCTTCCTCCCCAGCCTTCGCAAACCGAACAGTGGGAAAAGGAGTACGGCAAACCTGATGCTGCCTGGAGCCAGAAGCTGGTTCAAGCGGCCGTCAAATCTCCTGCGGAGCGAAAGCGACAGTTTGAGGCTGATATCCGAGCCGTCCATCTCCAGGCACTCAAGGACTCGATCTATTACTCCACGCCGGCAGGGCACGCAGAGCTCGACGCTATTGTGGGCAAGCAGGAGCGATCAGCGGACAGAAAATTCTGGGCCGATGCTCTGGCCTATAACGAACGCCAATATCCGGAACAGATGGCTGCCCTCCGCGCCGGCCGCGAGCCGGAATTTCCGGGCGATAAATCCAGAGCGCCGGCTAAGATCCTGCCGATCAAGCGTCCGATCACCGCCGACACTTTCGCCGGAGTCGAGCCGATGCATGTGGAGCGATGTCACAACTGCGGAGGGTCCGGGCGCCTGGCCGGCGATGATTACTGCGACGAGTGCGATACCGGGCGCACTCTGAGGCGCATCGAACATTCCTACAGGCCCCATGAAAATGCCTCTTGACTACCGGCCCCGCAACTATCGGCTTCGAAATTTTGTCCTGAATGCTTTTTCCGTTATGCTGTTTCTCTTCGCGGCATATGCGCTCAGTTGCGTTGTAGGCTGGATTATCGAGAAGCTTCAGAAATGACCTCTCTCGCCGAGCGCAGAGCCTTCCTGACGGCGTTCTCGAAATCCGGAACGATCGAAGGCGCGATCGCGGCGACCGGGACGCCGGCCGAGCTCCACGCGGAATGGCTGAAGGACCAGCAATACAATTCCGCGTTCCGCGCCATCACGGGCGAGCTGCGCAAGCCGCCCAAGCCGAGGGCGAAGGCAAAGCCTGAGAAGAAGCGAGGCCGGCCGCGGAAGCGGATCGACCCGCCGGCAATAGCGGAAACGCCGGCAGCAGCCGCAATAGCAGCAGATCCGGAACCTGCGCCAGGCCCACCGGTAGAGCCTGCCCCACCGGCCGCGGCGCCGGTCGTCGAAGAGCGTGTCTATCCGTCCAAAGCAGGCTATACGAAGATCTATGTGCGCGAGGGCCAGGAAGTCGAGCCGCCCGAACAGCCCGGGACGCCGCGGCCGGCCGCCGAGCCCGACTTCGAGCCTTCGGTCGAGGTGACGATCGCAAGCGATGCCGACCAGAGGCGCCTCATCGACGAGTACGGAGAGCTCGACCGCCGGATGCAACTTCGCGCCATGGACGCCCAGCGATACGAGACGCTGAAGCGCGCCATCAAGAGCTGGTTCGACCAGGCGCCGGCCGATGCGGACGGAACGGTTGAAGGCGACGTCTACCTTCTGCACCTGTCGGCTCGCGAACGGGAGCGAAAAATACGCAGTATGCGCGACCTGGTCGAGTTGATCGGGATGGAAAAAGTGCTGGAACTCGCGATCGTGCCGGTCGGAGCGCTCGAAAATCTTTTAGGGAAGGCTCGCGTGGTGAGCCTGTGCGTGGATGCCAGGACGGGATCGCGGCGGATCAAGGCGATCGCGAAGCGCGCCGCGGGAAAGGATGAAAGTGGCGGGACAACACTACAACGCGGAGCTACAGGAGTTCATTCGGCTCTGGCGTCCGAACGATCCGGAAGCGGATAAGCGCTTCGTCGAAGGCGTCCGCAGCCTGATACAGGCGATTCTAAAGCCGCCAACGAACACGATCGAGGTGACCAACATCCTGTCGCCAACCGGCGGTAAGGTCTGCGTTCGGCTGGGCGATTATGAGGCTCAATTGGATCCGCTCGACGCGCAGCACCTCGCGCTATCGCTGATCGAATCGGCGACCGGTGCGCGAACGGAATCGTGGATGTACCGCTTTCTGCGCGAACACGCAGGAATGCCTGACGAAATGTGCGTCCGCATGATCGGAGAGTTCCGAAACTACAGAGCGGAAGAAATGCAGAAGGAGCTGGCCGGCGACTTCGAAAAGCGGTCTGTGCCGTTACCATGACCGTCTTCGAATACGCCGTCTACCGAACCGCACGCCAGATGATGACGCCGGCCGAGCTGCGCCAGGCGCCTTTTCCGCAAGCTCCTGGCGCGTCCTACCGTCGCTACTCTTCTGCGGATGCTCGCGAAAGTGGGCGGGTACGGTGACCAGCAGAAATTTAGCCATGGCCTCCGCGATTGAATCGGGCGGCAGCTCCATCCAGTCGCTCGCCTTGTCGCTAGAATCCTTGATCGCGCCGTCAGCGCCGTAATCTATAGCCGATAGCACGCGGAACTGGCGGCTGGTGAATTGATAGCGGATGGCGTTGTAGCCTCCCGAGGCGTCCGCCCACTTGGTCCAGGCCGTAACGTTGGTAGGCGTAGCGCCGGCGGCATTCTGGTAGTTGAGCGTCTCGCTGTCGATATAGACAGTCCTGCCGTCGTTGGTCTTGGTAAATTGCAGCCACCGCGAATTCTCAGCAGCAGAGAGTGCCAACGCTAGCGACACAGTAACAATCACAAACAGATAAATGCG